TCAGGCTAACCTCCACGCCCGGCGGCGTTCTGTTCGAGGCGCTGAGTCAGGGTGGCGCTCAACAGGCTCACCATCTGCATGGTCCACCAGCGAGTAACACGGATAAACCACAGCGCCGCCATAGGCATCCCCCACTGCATAGTCGGCTGGCTTACTGCTGTCCCATCGAGACAGGACTCGTTCAATATGCTGAGGAGGTACGCTATAACAAACGCCGTGTATCAGACGCGGCAGTATGATGTAGTCAGCCTGAGTCTTATCAGCAACTATCAGCCGTTCGGCTATCTGCATTTGGTACTGAGGTGGGCGACCAGTGCCAAGGTAGAAACTAATCAAGGAATCGGGGAAGCGTTTTAGCCAGCTCGTGACTGGAGTGAAGAACAAGTCCACTGGCATCGCATCATCTTCAACAACAACTACCCGGCAGGTTTGTTCTGCTGCCCACTCAAGCGCGCGGCGATGATTCCAGTTCGCGCCGTGGTTATCGTCATCAACCAGCAGATGAGCATGCAGCAGTGCAGCAAGACGTTGTGCAGCCCCTAAGCGGGTATGATGGCCGACCACCACAAACTTAATCTCTTCATCCACCAGCAAATCTCCAAGAAAAAAGCCGCACGATGGCGGCTACTGTCTGCATATCAGGATGTTAATCGTTTAGTACAACAGCTAAAGTGATTAGCCTTCCTGGAAGAGGGCTTCTAAGAAAGCGCCAACTCGTCAAAAATGCATATAAGGAACTAAAATGACTGATGAAAGACCTGAATTTTCCGCTTTACAAGAACAGCGCAGTACTCAGTTAGAGATTGAGAATTTTGTTCATGCGCTATTGATTAAAATGCTGCTGGCGAAACTTCCGAAAACAGACCAAGATTCAGTCCTTAAAATCGTTAAGCACGTAGTTGGCCAAGCTACGGAAGATCAGAAAGAGTACAAAGACCTAGCGATGGCTTATCTTGATAAAACATTTCGCATCGCTGATTAGGCATAAATAAAAAAGCAACAAGGTCTGGCAAGGGATGTATTAAGACATAGAACTTGCCAGCTTCTGTTCAAAAGCCCTAAGTAACTTATTAACTACTTATGACGAAACCACGCGGCCTCCTTACCGATACCATCAGTTTTGAATACTGTATGAACCAGAGGGCCGGTGATCAGCCTGTCAGCGAATGACTGCGCGATAATGCCGAACGCCAACATGTCCCCCACTGCGGCGCCAGCCTGTTCTTTCTTCCAGAAACGATAACTCTCAATCCGGTAGTAAAGACGGATGATGCCGTGAGCGAACGCCATCACATCAGCGCGGGCACCACCTAGCAGCCCAGCGTTAAGCATCACATCGTTGCGGTGTTCTTCAATAAACTCCTGATAGATGCGCTCCGGATGATTCTGCTTTGCCCAGGTATCGGCGTAGGTCTTTGGTTCTGAACCGACGTACAACTTCCCTGGCTCCATTTCTTCCCACGGCGCGCGAAGCATTTCGACATCAGTACCATCGGTACACCAGACGAACCGGTATTCAGGGTGATCTCGCAGGTGCTGCCAGATGTGCAACCAGCGACGAAAGTAGACATTCATCTTCACGTCAGGAACGCGACATAGCTCAACATCTGCCGGGGCCGTCAGTAATTCATCCACCAGCGCTATACGCCCACACTGGCGAAGCGAGGCCGCCCATTTGCTCAGCATGTCAGGCGAGGCCGCCATTTTCGTGCCGCGCTGCGGGTCAGGCTGACTGGTGAGCAGCGTTGTGATTACCACGTCACGCTGCTGGCGGTATTCAACGTAACCAGTAAAACCGGCATCACGCCGTTCGTTGTGGATCTTCACGTTACGTTCCACCAGCGCCTGTCGGTCAGGACGCGGTACCGAACGCTCCACGGCTTCATGCTCATCGAGAGAGTGGATCAGCTTTTCTGAACCGACCACATCACCGTAAGCCCAGGTAGTCAGTCCTGCGTTATGGATGCGCAAGGCGAGATCGCTGTGCTCGTACATGCCGCGACCATAAACCGGATCGAAACCGCCAACCTTCTCGATAGCGCTGCGGTGGTAATACAGCATCACGCCGCGCTGCCCGGTGTAAGCCACATGCTGATCGTCGCGGTAAAGCTCCGAAAGATCATTCAGTTTGTTCGAGCCAGCCAGATCGAGAAACTGGTAAGCCAAGTGTGGCTCGGGTGATTCAATGTAAGGCAAGTGCCAGTTATCAGCGATGGGCCAGGCGTCATCGTCCCACAGGAAGAGATGCTCACACCCGGCGTCCATCAGCGCGGTTAAGCTGGCGTTCTTTGATGCAACAATGCCGAGTGATGTTTCATGGCGAAGCAGCTGCACGCCGGAAGGTCCTACCGCGGCCGGTTTCGAACCATCGTCGATAACTACCACCAGCGCGCCCGCGGGCAGATGTTTCATGTGCTGCTCAATGGCATGATAAAAAACGTCACTGCGGTTATGGGTTGTGACTGCTATGCCTATTCGCCTGAGACAAGAGTTTACGGGTACAAAATGAAGACCGTCGATAGTAACGTGCATTGCTTATCTCACATATACTGTATTGTATATTCATTAACTTAACATCTAGATATAAGATGTAGGGATTTGGCGCAAAAGGTGATCAAGCATGTCTAGAGAAGGTTCGTTAGATCTGTTACTTGAAGTAGAAGAAAATCTTGAAACAATGAAAAAAACGCAGCAAATCAGGCCAGTGAAAGTCAAATCTATGCTCGAACACTTGAGAAGTTCGTTAGAATATGTGGCCAATGATGCTTATGATAAATACGTATCACCAGTTCCATCAAAAAGACCAAAAATTTTCTTCCCATATGGCGAGCAAAAATTTATCGATAACTTTTTTACACAAAAATTAAAGATAAACCCACCATCTTCCTCTCCGCTTTATGAAGTTTTCAATTCAATTCAAGATTTCCGCACTGGCGAAGATACCCTCACAATGATGTGCAATCTGACAAATGAGGTTAAACACAGGAAACCTATCCCTCTTGAAGAGGAAAGTTCGGTCAAAGACATAAATGTTAGAATTGATGGCTTTGGTATTTTTAATGTAGCCAACCCTAATAGGGTTGTCTTTAAAAACAATTCTATCAACGGTCAGAAATTAGAGGATTTTACTTTCGAAAATGGAAAACTAGAAAGAACAGGCAATGGTATCCCAGTAAATATCGTTATCACAGAAGATAAAAAAATTAGATTTCATGGTGAAGACTATGAAGTAGTACCGTTTATAGAATCGTGTCTTATAAGATTAAGAATTTTTATTAACGAAGCCTACGATGTATTAGAGAACTGTTAGAAGCAGCTAATCATCACAATAAATTTTTGGCTATTTATTGTGATGATATTCACACTCTCGCAGTGGCCGCGCTCATGCCCTTGAGTACCTGTCGCTCATCGCCGCTCATAACCGGTGCGCGTCTGGCGTTAGCGCTGCTTTACCGGCATACCCTTTTTATCAATTAACCCTGACCAGCGGTATGTCGCAGTTCGGACCTGCGTCTGGCTCTCTAACGGAGACTCGGGGCAGCATCATGACTGCTGCATCGCCCGCTTACTGCTTCAAGGTCTTTAGCCCATCCACAAGTGAAAAAATTTCTAAGGAAATTCTTAATTTCCCACGCTTACGCTTGTTGTTATCTGCCTGGCTGCCAGGCTACACATGACTCTGATGCGGAGAATGCCAACTCCGGGGACATCAATAAAAAGAGCAACGAAACTGAGACTCCTGTAGCCCTCCCTGTGAGGGCTTTTTTTGCAAAAAAAAAGCCAGCTCGGACAGAACTGGCTGGGTCTAGCAGTAAGTAGGTATTACTTCGCACTCATTTCGACGTGTACCCTATTCCTTTAGTCAAGCATTCAGACGCCGGGTGCCTCCCGGTGGACTTGCATCACTCCGCAAACCCGCAACACTACGTCCAGCAGTGACTGGTTGCCCCTCCGCTCAGGGGGATTCATCTGTATAGCAGAGATATCGAATCACTCGTGCCATTAAAATGTAGCTGACAGACAAAATAAAGTTGTGAGCATTGTTGAAATTCTTCGCTAATCATTCATCCCGTATACCCATCAGGCATTAGAAGAAAGCAGTTTTTTGTTCCTTTGCTTTATTTATTTAATACACCTTTTTACTTTTGAGAAATGGATTACATTTACATTCTCCTTGTAATGATGACCCCTTTGGTCTCCCTTCCGAATTGCAGGATTTCATTTCGGAAGGGACTTTTTTCCTTTCCCGCCTTGATAAATACTCATTGCTTTCTAAACTCTTACACAGACTTTGCTATGTCAGGTAAAGTCGTCGTTCAGGACTACCCGTGTGCTCAAGGATGAGCCACCCTGATTTGTTCAAGCTTTTCCCTGCCATTTAATTATCTCCCCCCAAAGAATTGTCCATTCGTATTATGGAGTCCTCAATATTTGCTACGGTTAAAGTCCAGAGGAGAGACTGTGTCCGAACCTCAGGGATGAGGCTCAATTTTCCCACAATTTGCTTTCCATGCTTTGTTATGCGCCAGGATGTCTTTCTTAGTCTGCCGGTCCAGTACATCCCAGTCGTGAGCTGTTCCGTAGATGGGTTTAACCCAGTCACAAGCCGTGTCCACCACCTCAACCCTTACGGGTCCAGTTGTCCCGCAGCTCGCGATCAACATCGTCGCCAGGCATATGGTTAACAGTCTGCTGTACATCGCTGGCCTCTTTCGTTGCTTCTACCCGGCGTTCTGCTGCTGTGACCATTGCAGCTGCGTTATCTTCGGTGCGCTGCTGGTCGGCTTTCGATTCCGCTTTGCTGGTGCCGCGAATATGGCCCAGGCCAAAAGCGCCGGCGATGGCAGCGATGACTGCCGCGACAATGCCAATAATCGTCTCAAATCCCATAGTGTCCTCACACCAGCACGGATTTCGCCAGGTTAAACAGCGCACGGCGTTTATCCAGCCCGTTTCTGCCGCCATTGATTAGAAGCGTAACGCGCTCAACATCGCCGGAATGAAGCAGGCAACCGCGGGAGGCAAAGAACCATGCAGCTGAGCGCGCGGCGTATTCATCCTGCTCAAGCAGCTCCGGATGAGTAACAAGGTCCAGTTTCAACGCCTGGCCACAACTGCGATAGTTGCTCAGGCCGGTAACCTGTTTCAGACCGCGACCGCGATATTTCCAGCCATCACCGGCAACCTGATTGCCAAGGTGCTCTTTTCCCCACTCACCACCGTATATCAGATTGGCGATCGCTTTCTGGTTTGCCGGTTGCGTAGCCATTCTGCCAAGTGCGGCGGCCTGCTGTGGAGTGATGCGGTGGCTACCGAACGTCGGTACCAGGTTTTCAGCCGCATAATTCAGATTCTCCACCAGCCGGGTAAACCTGGTGCTTTCATGCCCCATCTGGGCAATAAACATCGCCTGATCTAGCGGTGCGGTGATGCCATATTCCTTCATGGCGGCGTCGATATGCGGAAACCAGCGCGCAGCTAACCCGGAGCTGATGCCAGCCGCCTTTTGAAATTGTGATTGGTTCACGTTGTGCTTTCCCCTGCGATTCTTGCGATGTTGCCACGAGCACGCCATACGGCTATGCAGACAATGAGATTGACGACCAGCTCTCCATAGTCGACCTGCACGTAATCACCATGCCAGATGCGGAAAGCGGTAAACGCTGGTGCGAGGATCAGCCCATACGCGAGAAATTCCATCAGACGGCGGCGACGCAACCCCCGCTTCCTGAAGAACATCAGGCGTATGGTTATCAGGATGCATGCAACAGCGTTAATGTTCAGGATCAGTGTTTGCCACGTCATTCTTCCCCCTTCAATCCGGGTAAGTCTCCCGTCTTCGAGCGCTTGAGAACGCGAAGCAGGACGGTGACAGAAACCGTTGAGGCCGCCAGCGCGCCAATGGCTGGAGAAACTTTCACGGCAACTGGCGGAGAAAGGTGACTTAATGCCGCATTGATAAGCGCTGCGATGATTTCGGATGCTGTTCCAGCGCAGTAAACCCCACCGATAAACGAGATAAGCGCAAACAGTATCTGCTTCCAGAGCTTGTGATCTTCACTGCTAAGTACGTAAAGAGCGGCCCCAGCAAGTGAGCAAAGCATTACAGCTGGGGTAGCTTCTGGAAACATCGTGGCGAAGGTGATTCCGGTAGTTCCGGCAGCAACACCAGCAGTTGCCGTAGCAGATATCGGTTCTGCGGACATTTAGCCCCCTCTTATTGCTGTGAGTCCTCTCAGAACGAGGGGAAACAAAAAAGGCCGCCCGTAGGCAGCCTTTAGATTATTTTTTTCAGTCACCACAGAGATGGGTGCTGATTTTTGTGACGCGATTCGATAAAAACCGCGAACCTTTGAGGAGATTTACTGACTTCAATGATTGGTATTTTCCAGCCAGTCGTCAAATTGAGATACGTGGTATCTTTACTAACTCTGACTGTTCCCGCATATCCGTCTTTGGAGTACGCATTTACATTGATATGTGCAGATTTTTTACCGCTCATAATTACACCGTCCTTATGTGGATTAGCCACTTCTTGTGACATACATCACATTATCACAGTATAAATTTTAGGCAATAAAAAACCCGCTTATGTTGCGGGCTTCAACCTTGTTGCTCAGTACGCTTTACTGTCCCGAGCCTAGCACAATTTAAGCACTTTCTTGCTCACTCCGCAACTTAAATCTGTCGCTATTTGTGCCGAATGCGTCACAAAGTGGTGCGTAAAGGATCGATTCTGCAAGACTGACCCATGTATCAATGCGACGGCGGCACGTGATAAGGGTCCAGTCGGGGTGTTTTGAATTAAGCTCTTTAGCCATCTGGAGTTTGCTTTTACGCAGACGATGACGATCAACAATCACGCCATACAACCCACGGTATTCTTCGTTCATAAGCACTGCGGCAATAACGCCGTCAATCTTTAGCCCCTCCTCGTCTGAGCAGAACGCCAGGCCAGTTTTGTTTTTACTGTCGAGAATTTCACGCAGGTATGCTTCCAGCTCGGGTTTAGTGATGCCGGATTTCTTCATGCGGCGCAGCGCATCGTTGATGGCGGATTTGGTTATTTTCCCGGATGCCAGCAGCTGGTTGAACATGTTTCCGCCCGAGCCACCACCGATATAAGACCAGCGGCCCCACATGCGCAGCTTTCCCTGTACCCAGATACTTTCGAGAGTGCGAAGGCGAACCAACTCGCCGGATTTGCCTACTTCAGAAGGATTGATCATTTGCGTCTCCACTTACGCCAGTACGCCTATTGCCAGCGCACGATCTAAAAACCGAAACAGCAGCGTTAACTGGTCGCCGTATTTCGCTTCAAATGCCACGGGATCAGCGTGTAACTCGTCGTGATGCGCTCTGCACAGCGGTATCACAAACAGGTCATGCGCCTTAGTACCCATTCCACCCTGCCCGTGGCCTATCAGGTGGTGGGGGTCGTCTGCCGGGTTATTGCAGCAACTGCACTGCTGCGACTTCACCCAACGGGTGTATTTCTCGTTTTCCCAACGTCGGCGCTTTGGCCTCAGCATGAAAGATTCCGGCGTTTCAGGATCGACCTTGACCGCCACTATCTTTTTTGCCTTCTCCTGAAAGATTTGCGTAGCCGGTAATGACGGGACAATGTCGCTTTCCCTCATCACTGAACTGTGCTGTTCTGGCTTGATCCTGAGTGCCTTACTCGCCACCGATTCAGGAACAAGGTCAGCCAGATTGTTACGTACCATCCACCAGCAAAACTCAGGAAGCGAAAGAGTGTGGTCAACGCTAAAACCTAAATCAATATTCACCCTTTCCAGAAGCCATTTTACCAGGTTCTGCATGGCAATTCCTGCCAGTCTTTCAGTGGTTTGCTCACGTAAATGGTTATCACACGACCAGCAAAGACGAATGCTCGCCGGAGCGTGGCGCATAACCGTAAAGTCACTGGCATGCCAGTCAGTGTGAGGCCACTGACATTCAAATTTTCTCTCCAGCCAGGCATCAAGGCTACTCAATCCACCAGCTCGCTGAATGACCCTCTCGTTAACGAAAATAGCCTGCATGTTGGCATCGTCAGTCAGCGGCTGGTGGGCTTCAGGGATTAATCCAGATGGCAGATGCTGTATGGCTTCGGATGGTGGCTCAATAACTACCCTTCCCTGACGGAATAGCCAGAGCAGTTCGGTACCAGGGCGGAACAGAACCACCCCGGACATCGGCGCAATTTCAGGCGTCAGTATGGCTCTCACCCAATTCCCCCCATTGTTGGTTGATGCCTGGTTATCGATATTTCTACCCTTCCGCCATGCACTTTAGGCCCCCACTCCACCAGCATTCTCTGCACCTGGCTGTCATCTTCCCAAATGCCAGCATGCGTAAGCGCATCAAACAGAGCCTTGTTGTAGTTGTCGATGTCGCGGCGGCGAGCATCTGGCGGAAAGAGAAGGATCTCCACCGCAGCTGGTGATGATGATGGTTTTGGTAAGCAACGCAGTTGCTCAATGATCGCTGCACATGCCGCGCTCTGGTATGCCCTGCCCTTCTCGCTGATAAGATGGCGGCCTTTTAACGGCCCCTTGTTTGGGGCTCGCCAGTATGTATTTACGCTCGGTGGGAACGGGAGCACCAGTTTCATAAACTCACTCCCTGTTTTTTCAGCCACTCAACAGCGTTATCTCTGGCCTTGTCTCCGCCGGATAGCAGGTCTTGGATGATCGTTACTGGATTTGTATCACATTCCGTTTTGATGACGGTAATGCCCCTGGCAGCGCCAGGAGCAACAGTGATGTAACCTTTTTTCTTAAGCGACTTCACGTGCGCTACAGCAGCGTTCGGTGATGCGCAGCCAATTAGTCCTGCAAGCTCCAGCATCGTAGGTGGGAAGCCTGCCTTTTCGATATGAACCTTGATAGCTTCAAACACTTCATTCTGACGCGGCGTTAATTCAGGTTTCATGTGGCGCGCTCCTGTTTTTTTTCATGGGAACGGCAACTGCCGGTATAAGCTCAACAGCTGGTGATTCAGATTGATTTCCCCAGTGGTCCCAGCCAGGCGCACCGCAACGGCTGAATAGTTCGATGCGTAGGACGTCACCGTAAAGCTTCTCCAGACGGAAACGCGCCTCTGCTGGCTTCTGACTATGCTCACCGAGTGGACTGTAGATAACCTGCTTGATGCTGGCGCACTTGCGTTCAAGTCCATTTCCCCTGGTGGCGATTAGCAGGTCTTCGGTATTGGCTCGGGTGTAATTCCCGCCGTTCATGCGTGTCTGTGCGTTCAGCAGGTCTAAGAAGTCGTAAAAATCCTCCACACGGCCTGCCTGAAGTGCTTTGTTAATATGCTGCTCTGCCAGTGGATTGAACTTAACCCAGGTAAAGCCCTTCATCGTGCGTACTTTAAAGCCCCACGCTTCAGCCAGCTCGATAGCCTCTCGGGTGTGCGTACCGGTGAACCACATAGCCAGAACTGCATCATCGGCAGCCAGGTCCCAAACCGGCAAGCGCTTCATGTCGATCAGTTTCATCGTGCCGTAATGGTTATTTGCAGCGCCATTGCTGATGGTGTTCCCGTATTCCCACGCAGGGTCGGCATAAATCAGTGAGTATTTCATCAGACATTCCTCGCTCGGCCAGCCAGACACCATGCATCAGAGGGTGCTTTCACTTTCGGCGCCATGCTCAGGCAACGCTGACGCTCAATCAGTATCTTCATCCTCTGCTCTTCGTTCTTAGAGCGATTGAAGGCATCCATCAGAACCGTGGCTGCACGCTGGTAGAGCCCTTTTTCAAACAGGCCTTGAGCCTTATCCATCATTGTGGTCAGAGCCGGATTCAAAGCTTCTTCCTGTTCTGGTACAGCTGGTTTATCAGCCCGGTTAATTTTTAGTGCAGAACGCCCCTCGCTAACGTCACCACCCGGCGCTTTGGCAAAATACTGGTAGCACTTACCGTTATGCTGGCGGGTTGCGCGATTCAGTTTGACCAGATGGCATACACCGCGCTGAACAGCGTGAACGTCGTATTGAGGCATTGAAGCTGCGATCTGTTTGTTAGTTAACCCAGGGTTTTCAGCGATGAAAATTTGAATATCTTTCAGAAGGCTCATGAGTTCGCTCCTCTGAAGCCCGCCGGGACTTTGCTGTAGTCGGTATTCTGGAAGCTTGATTTGAAGATTCCATCCTCACGCTCCCACTTCCCGTTAACACGCGCTGGCCTTCCGGCATTCGCCCAGCTGTTCGCTGATTTCAGGTAGCCTGGAAACTTGGTTGGCTGGAAAAGCGTTTGTGGACGCAGGTAGGCCGCCATTGTTAAATCGTCGCTCCACTTGGCGTTGCAGTAGTCCACCACCAGCGACAGCTCTTCAACGGTGAAGCCCTCCCCGATTCGGGCGCGAATATTTTGCAGCGAGGTTGTTGAAACCTGATAACGCGAACTGGTCACATGGTTCAGATAGGTTAAAACCTGTTTAGCCTGATCAGTGATCAACACATCACGGTCTGGTTGCGGTGCAACCGGACAAATAGGGTTTTTAATATCTGTAGTATTCTCTGTTGTATTCTCTGTAAGAACATCAGTGCAATTTGACCTGATGAGAGCGGTTCGTTTTGAACCGATGGAACGTTCCACTTTGACCTCTTCCATCGGTTCATTTTGACCTGATGGAAGAGTGCATTTTGAACTATTCGATTTGGTCACTTTGACCTCATCTAAAAGATCACTTTCGTAGTTGATCGTGTAATAGTTCGTCATGTCGCGCTGAGACTTATTCAACTGCTCAACTTTGAGTACGCCAAGGTTTTTCAGGCGGGTGAATGTGCGCTTCAGGGTGGATTCAGACCAGAACGGGAACTGCTCCAGCCACTGCTCATTGGTGTTGTAAATCCAGCGCACGCCGTCATGCTCCAGTCCGGAGGTGGTTTCTTTCAGCCAGTAATTAACCTGCTGCAACGCAATGGCCTCGTTCAGCCCAATGCTGTACGCAAGGTCAGGGTTAATCACTATCGGGCGGGATGGCATTAACAGGCTCATGGTCGTCCTTTAACTCTGTAAATTTACGCTGGAATTGCTCAAGAGGGCTGAAGCACTCATGATCTTACCCTTCGCGAATGTATATAACGCGTCGGGTCTCGGGCTCCCACCTGATGACGTGGACGGTGATTCCTCTGTTGTCTCTGAATCGCCGGTCAACTTCAGCCATTCCTCACGCCCCTTCTCGTTCATCAATGCAAATGCCTCTACCATCGCGTTCTCAGGCTGGTAGTTGTTCTGATCCGCCTGGTTGTTTAATCTCTCCACATAGCCGAACGGGGAATCTTTTCCCACCAGTGGAAGGCATCTGAATTGCTTCGCTGGTCTCAATCGGTTTAAACTGTTCATGCGTTAGTTTCTCCACTGAATACGACACGCCACGACGCCCGGAGCTGCACACTCGCGGGCGTCACTTCTTTTGGCTTTTCTTACGGCTAAACAGCGCGACAATCGCGCGGATTTCTTCTTCACGCGCTGCCAGATGACGGCGGTGATATTCGTTGATTTCTTCAGCTTCATGACGTTCGATTACTCCATCTTCGAGAGCTCTCTGGATCACGGTATCAACACGTCCACGCGCTGCGGACGTTTTCATGGCACGATCAAACAGGTCGACACGATCAAGGTCTTCAAGTTGGGGAACGTCCACCAGCAAAGCGCCGCAGCGACGGGCAAAATAATCAGCCAGGAGAGACGTATTCGAGATATCTTCCATGGCCTCCAGCTCGTTCACTTCGAAGAACCGGCAACCATTCTTCTCATACAGGTTGTTATTGAACTGAGTTACTGACATGCCAAGAGCACCGGCCATAGCCTCACGGCCCCCTGGGTACGCTTTGCACATCGCTTTAACTACTTCTTTCAGGCTTGGCTCTACCATGTTGATTTTCCTTTTGTAGTTACTTTCAAGCCGCTGAATCTGTAGCCTTTTGATAAAGGCTGGCATCGTACTTAAGCTTGCCTTTTGTAATTCGCTCAATGACGAAAGCTTGCTTTTGAGGGATGACTTCACTCCATCGGCAAACAGCCGGGTGGGAAATCCCAAGAACACTTGCGGTTTTTGATACGCCGCCAAAGTATTCAATGACTTCTGATTTACGCATGGTTCCTCCTGGTTAACATATGCCTCAAAGGTAACAAAAGGTACATAAAATAGCAAACAACAGTTACAAGGATTCTATGTAACATTGGTTACATGAAAACAGAGATGAAAGACCGAATAAGATCCCGTCGAGTCCAGCTCGACATAACACAGCAGAGCCTGGCTAAACGCTTAGGAGTAAGCCGTGTTTCCGTTACAAAATGGGAGAGCGGTACTACTAAACCTGATGGTGAGAACCTCCATCAATTGGCGATGGCGTTGCAGACAACTCCAGAATGGATTCTTTACGGTCGAGGTGAGGCAACAAAGGACGATACAAAAGTTATTCCGTTCCTTAAGCCACCAACGGCAGTCCCTATTATCTCCGCTGTTCAGGCTGGGATGTGGACTGATACTTATGCATGCTCAAGGCTTTCTGATGTGATTTCATGGACGCAAACCACTGCAAACGTTTCTGATGAAGTATTCGGGCTGGTAGTTCGTGGGGAATCCATGACTAACCCACATGGTCTGCCATCCATCCCCGAAGGGTCGATCGTTATTGTTGAACCGCACTATGGCCAACTGGATGACCTTTACGGAAAAATTGTAGTGGCAATACTAGACGGCTCTGCCGAGGCGACCGTTAAAAAACTGGTATGGGATAGCCCTTTTGCATACCTGATGCCACTTAACCCTGCATTTAAACCCATCCCTATAGACGGTAATTGCCGGATTGTTGGGAAAGTGGTTCAGATAACCCAAAACATTTAAGTTACTTATTTCTATTGCCGGATTCCCTTCCGGCATTTTTTTCGCCTACCCACGCGTAACAAAAAGTACACCACCCTCTTGACCACTAAGGTAACTAAAGGTACATTTGAATAACACCACGGGTACTTACAGTTACCTGGTGTGGTAGTGAGTAGTACGGGATATGGCACATGTGCCGCAGCGGTCCGGGGATTCCTTCAAGTATCCAGATCCAGCGGGTAGCCGGAATGTGCAAGCCAGGCAAGTACGACAGCCAGAGACGTTTCACCAGCGTGGCGATCAGGTGTGACACCTCGGAAGAGACGAGGAGAATGCCGATAAAATAAAAGCGCCCCAAAGGACGCTTAGCTCTTTAACAAAAATCATTCAGATGCTTTTAAAGGGGCAACCTTATTTACTGCGTAATTACTGAAAGCAAATAGGAACACGAACATACATCCTGCGGTGATCAGGAATGCTTTGAATGTTTTCCAAAAATCATCAACTGTGGTTGATGGATTATCTAACATTGTCAAAGCGTCGAAGAAAAGAGCGCAAAAAGTACCAATAACGATGTAAAGAAGGATCAAGAAAAAACCAGCCACTCTTGGTCGAGGTGTAGGATCTGTAAAAGAAATCAGTACTCGATTAGTTCTTTTGAAAGAAACTATCCATATTACGAAACATACAAATGCCCAACCAAGCAAAGCGACCATTGTATCAAGGCTAAAACTGCTCAATGTTAATTTACCCAATAAGGCAGCATATAGGATAACGCCAAACACTGAACAAATAGAGCTGATCATAAGGCCGCGAATGCCTTCATAGTATTGATCATTTCCTTCAAAAGGAACTTCTAGTTTTTTCTTAGACATTACATTGACCATTAATTGTTAAATTAAATGAATGAGAGAGAGCAAAAATATAATCGGTAACAAAGGCAAAATCTTTAATTATATTTTTGATTTTTCGCGCTGTGCAGAGCGCATGTATCACGGAGAAACTAACCATGAAAAACACTGAAAACGTATCTGAGTTACCACCACGTATGACCCGGGAGCAGCTGATCGACGCAGCGCGTAAGGCAGCCCCTCTCCTTCCGCCAGCTTATTGCGGCATTATGACAGAACTGGCTAACCGCCTGGACTATACCAGCGTCTCGCTTTGTGAAGCGATGGCTCAGCGTAAGGAACTGGCTGCTCAGAACGTCACCTTGCGTGAAGATGTCGCAAGCTGGGCCAAAGAGTGTGACCGCATTGTTGAACGCCACACGAAGACCAGAACCAATTTGCATTTACTGGAAGCCCAGCGAGAACTGCGTGAGTTGTCTACCGTCGTCATTTCCCAAAATAACGAGGTGGCTCTCTAATGGCTAACTCATTCAAGCAAATGACCCGTGACGGGACCATCAAGCGCACCGATACCGGGATGTTTATCAGCCTTGACCAAATCCATGTGCGGGAAGGTTTCAACAAACGTGAAGATGATGAGCGTACCCGCCAGGCAGATGATGACCTCTTCAACTATCTGATGAACGGAGGCCCCGTTCCCCCGCTGGAGGTTATCGCCCGTGATGAAGGTGGAGTGTGGGTTGTTGAAGGCCACCGTCGGCGTCGCTGCTATGCGCGCTGTGCAGAAGCTGGTAAGCCAGTAGACCGTATCCACATCATGCCGTTCAACGGTAACGATGTTCAGCGCCTGGCGCGCATCATGACCAGTAACAACCAGCTCCCGCTATCCGATATGGAACAGGCAGCTGTTATTCAGGAGCTTCATAACGCCTTCAACCAGACCACCAGCGAGATAGCAAAGCTGGTGAATAAGTCTGTGGCCACCGTCGAGAAGCTGCTGCTCCTCAGCACGGCGAACCATGACGTTCAGCAGGAGGTTAAATCCGGTGCTGTGTCAGTCGATGTCGCGGTTGATCGCGTTATGGAGTATGGCGAACAGGCCGGGAAAGTACTCCAACATGATAAAGCTGTAGCGGCTGCCCAGGGTAAATCGAAAGTAACCCGTAGCTCTATCGCGCCGGAGCTGAGTGTAAAGAACGCACGCCGTTTCGTTGAGCTGATGGCTCAGGCCACGATCAGTGATGAAGGCGTCTTCACTCTTGAAGGGACTGCACTGGCCGAGGCGCTGTCGATTATGGACGAACATAAAGCCATTGCTGAAGCACGTGAACTCTATCGCTTGTCACAACCAGTACCGACAACAGAAATTCGCGGACGATCTCTGTATGTGATGCTCGATGGTAAGGAAATTGGTCGGGCCTCACTGTATCGCGGTAAAACCGTTTGGCTGGACATGGATGACAAAACCATTGTCGCCAGCCAGTCAAAGGCTGTGGCCCACTTCGTCAAGCAACACAAATTGCAGCAGGAGCAAAATCATGACAGCCAATAAACCAATGACCGGCGAACAGCTGGATGAACTGATGACTATTGCTGTCAACACGCAACGAGATACTGAAAAGGTGAGTGACCGGCCTGCTGCTATGTTCGCTTATGCGGTGCAGGTAGCTGTGCTTGAACTGCGTAAGGTTCGTAATGAAGCTGCGGCGCTGCGGGATGAAATGGAAGCCGCCGAGAAGAGGATTTCTGAGCTTGAGAGCGACAATGCATACATCAGAAACAGGCACAAAGAACTAGACCTGTTAATCGGGAAAAACATTCTGGTAATGCAGGCCGCAATCATCGAATGGCAGGGAACTGGCGACGCCAAAAAGGGGCTGGCATGGATTTACAACACGCTGTTTGGTCCAGGTGAATTGCCGGACGAGGCGGAGAAAGATGCCCAAGCATACTTTGACAGAAAATATGCTCCTCTCGACGAAGAACTTTTGAACCTTCACCGATGGTTCTGGGAGCAGAGTGAGGCTGAGCGCGCCGCCGTAGCAGGTAAAGGAGAGTAATCATGGCTACTTTGCAGGAGTTAATCGACCTGACGCCGGAACAGGAAAAAGCTTGGAAACGCCTTGAGAAAGCAGTGAAGGATTTCAGAGCAGCAGGAGGCAAATTTTATAGCGTCCTGGACACGCTAAGCGCATACAACGGCGAGCACGTTGCCTACATTGATAACGACACGGGCTATCACACTGCAAGCGTCTATATGCCTAGCATTGATGCGCCAGGGCTAACCAGTTGGGCTGATGATTGGCACGGTATCACGATTAAAGATGGCGTAGAAGTGGATGAGGACTAACCATTGAGCGAACTAACCAAAGAATGGCTCCTGAAGACAATAGCGGAGCTTGAAGAAGAGCGCGATGCAACTCCAGGCGCAGTAAACGAAGATGCAGTGATGGCGCTTGAGGCGATGAAACGGGCTCTGGCATCGCTCGAAGCGGAACCCGTGGCGTTCAGGTCAAAGCTAAAGCCACCATCTGCTATCGGTAGCGAGAGCTGGGGTTATACGGAGCATCGCCAGCCAGATGCTTTCGAACTTGAGAGCTGTGTGATTGAGCGACTCTACACCGCCCCGCCAGCTCCGTTTGTACCTGATGAGATAAACGTGCTGCAAGCCGCTAATTTGGTGTTGACGTTAGGTGTTTTGGACAACGGTATTCCGACCGTCGCTATGAAAGTATGGAACTCCTGCCGCGCCGCCATGCTTCAGGGGGCCGAACAAACAAACTACCGCGCTATCGTTGAGCGGATAGCTGAAATAATTCATGGCAAAGTGACTGATATCGATCTGCTTACGGTAACAGTTAAGAGCATGAAGGATAAATTGCAGAAATAAACACCGGGTGCAGCCGGTTAAGTGGAGAGAAACGCATGGGGCAGTTAGTAACACTTCATGAGTGGGCATCTGGTCCTAATGGATTCAAATATCCATTAAGCAACTCAGCATTAAACAAAATAGCAAAGACCAAGCAGACTTATCCGCCAGCCTTAAAGCAAGGTCGACGCTGGGTTATAGATGAAGATGCTCGTTTTGTTGGCATGGTTGGCAGTGTTGATATTTCTTCATCATTATCAGACAAGGCCCGCCAGTTAGTGGAGAAAGCAATAAATGGCAGCTCGCCCCAGAAAACATAATGTCAAAATACCCAACCTTTACTGTAAATTAGATAAGCGTACTTCAAAAATATATTGGCAATATCGCCACCCTGTAACAGGTTCATTTATTGGATTCGGAACAGATGATGAAGCGGCAAAAGCTGCTGCAATCGAGATGAACCGTATAACCGCAGAACAAGAAACTCAGCAATCATATGCCCTGATTGATATGGCAATGAAGAACTCAGGCAAAAAGGATCAAGGCATACGTGTTTCTGAGTGGATTAAAAAATACATAGAAATTCAGATGGATAGGCTGCGCGACGGGGAGATAAAAAAACCTACTGTAAAATCCAGACGATTATGTTCTCAGATCCTCGCAGAAAGAGTTCCAAACCTTCGCCTGAAAGATGTAGATACAAGACTCATTGCAAAAATAATTGATGAGTATAAGGCAGAGGGAAAGCACAGAATGGGCCAACTAATAAGAAGCGTACTAAACGACGTGTTCAAAGAGGCCCAGCATGCTGGCGAGGTTGATCCAGGTTACAACCCAGCCTTGGCTGTAAAAAATCCAATAGCCAAAGTGAAACGAAGCAGACTTAGCATTGAACAATGGAAGTTGATTTTTGAAAGCGCAGGCTCTTTGCCGCCTTGCGCTCAAAATTCTATGCTTCTGGCTTTAGTTACAGGGCAAAGGATAGGTGACATAGTCGAGATGAAGTTTAGTGACATTTGGGATAACCACCTTCATGTTACCCAAAATAAAACCGGAATGAAGTTAGCTATCCCTTTAAATTTAAGGTGCGATGCAATCGGATTGACTCTGGCTGATGTTATCCGTAAGTGTCGCGATAGAGTAGTGAGTCCTTATCTGATACATCACGTTAAGCATCACGCTTACGGTAAAGCAGGATCTCACGTTCCCGAAAAAACAATATCAAGATATTTCAAGGAGGCAAGAGATAAAGCAAATATTACCTGGCCAAAGGATTGCACTGCCCTTCCGCCGTTTCATGAACAGCGCTCGCTTTCATCAAGAACATACAAAGCTCAGGGTATAGATGTCAAAACTCTATTAGGGCATAAAACCGAAGCAATGAGCGTAATGTATGGAGATGACCGTGGTCTAGAATGGAAAAAAGTTGTGATTTAAACGGGGAGTTTTGGGGAGTTATTTTGGAGATGTTTTGGGGAAGGTTTTTTATTACTTAAATTCAGGCACTTACATTTTAGCGAATTGCTCCAGAAACAGTCGTCCACCAGCAACGCATGACCCAACAGCCAGCGCTCCCGCTGGCTGTTTTCTTTCAGCCCTCTCCGTCCCGTGCTAATGTAGCAAGCTACGTATTGGCAAATCACAGGTGAAATCGTTATGTCTGATGACGTGATCGGGATGACGACCCATCGGCGGCTAATCAGCTTATTAACCGAGCAGGAGGCGCGCTTTCGCGTGGTGGCGCATGAGGCCGTTGGGAAATGCGAAGCGGTCAGTGAAATTCGCGGGACCGATCTCCGGCAGGGTGCAAAAGCACTGGTCTGCAAGGTAAAAGGCAACGGCGTTAAGAAACTTATTCTGGCAATCCTCGCCGCCGATCGGCAGGCCGATCTGAGCCTGCTGGCCAGCCATTTCGGTGGGCTAAAGGCCTCTCTCGCCAGTCCGGCAGAAGTGGATGCGCTTACCGGCTGCGTTTTCGGCGCCATTCCCCCCTTCAGTTTTCATCCGGATCTGACGCTGGTCGCCGATCCGCTGCTGTTTGAGCGCTTCGATGAGATCGCCTTTAACGCCGGCCTGCTGGAAAAATCGGTGATAATGGATACCCAGGACTATCTGCGTATCGCCCGTCCTGAACTGGTGACGTTCCGTAAACAATAAATACAGCGGCTGGCTAACGGTCAGCCGTTTTCCAGCAGCAGCACGGAAGCAATCAAAATAATCGCGATGATAAAAAATGATGAGGAAATAATTAGCGTTTCGACAAACATAGGATCGTTCAT